AACAGCAAGTACAATCAGCAGACGAGACAATGGGAGAAACATCCGGAAGCACAGTTTCAGATGATGTATAAAGGGTTCATCCAGCTGGCAATTCGTTCCGGATATTATGAGAAGATGAACTGCTCAGTAGTCTACAAGGACGAGCTGGTGTCTTACAATCCGATTACCGGAGAGGTTGAGTTTGTGACAGATTTCTCTCAGTGCAAGAACAGAGCAGAAGGCAATGCAGAGAATATCGTCGGTTACTATGCTTGGTTTAAGCTGCTGACTGGATTCAGAAAAGAGCTGTTTATGACGGTAGCTGAGGTTGATAACCACGCAAGAAAGTATTCCCAGGCGTACCGCTACGACATCGACCAGGGAAAGAAGGCCAGCAAATGGACGACGGATTTCGAGGCAATGGCATTAAAGACGGTTATTAAACTGCTCCTCAGCAAGTGGGGTATTTTATCGGTGGATATGCAAAGAGCAATCCAGGACGATCAGAAGGTGTACGACGAGGAAGGCGAAGGAACCTATGGAGACAACCAGCCGGACATCATCGAGGCAGAAGATCCGTTCAAGATTGAGCAGCACGACGAGGAAGAACAGCAGATTGGCGGTTTGGATTTAGAAGAGGTTGAATAGGAGGAAGAGAAATGCAACTGACATCAGAGAATTATTATAGCCAGGAGGCTAACAAGGAGTACATGAGTGTATCGGGATATAAGGACTTTGCAGGAACATATGGGAAGATGCCTTGCGAGTTCTATGGTATGGAAAAGCTCAACGGACGCTGGGAGGACGAGAAAAGCACCGCATTGTTGGTAGGAAGTTATGTTGACAGCTACTTTGAGGGAAGCTTGGAACAGTTCAAGAAAGAGAACCCGGAAATCTTCACACAGAAGGACGAGTTAAAGGCAAACTTCAAGCAGGCAGAGGAAATCATCGCACGTATCGAGAAAGACGAATATTTCATGAAGTTTATGAGCGGGCAGAAGCAGGTTATTATGACCGGCGAGCTGTTCGGAGCAAAGTGGAAGATTAAGATGGATTCCTACATTCCGGACGTGGCAATCGTTGACTTGAAGGTTATGGCATCCATTACGGACTTAAAGTGGGTGAAGGATATTGGCTATCTCGATTTCGTAAGATATTGGGGTTACGACATCCAGGGAGCAATCTACCAGGAGATCGTAAGACAGAATACCGGAAAGAAGTTGCCATTCTATATTGCGGGAGCAACAAAGCAGGCAGAGCCGGACATCCGTATCATCCATGTTACAGACAACTACCTGCAGGAGGCACTTCACATAGTAGAGGCAAATATGCCGAGAATCCTCAGAGTGAAGAGCGGAGAGGCAGAACCGGACAGATGCGAATTGTGCGATTGCTGCAGACATAACAGAGTGCTGACACGTCCGATTTCGATTATGGATTTGACAGCAGGAATTTAATATGAAAGGCGGTGGTTTAGTGGCAGACAACAGAAAGTATTATTACTTGAAGCTGAAAGAAGATTTTTTCGACAGCGACGAGCTGAAAATATTAGAGAGTCAGAAGGATGGTTATTTGTATAGCAACATTCTCTTGAAACTCTATCTGAAAAGCCTGAGCAACGCAGGAAGATTGATGTTCCGGAATGTGATACCGTACACGCCGGAGGTTTTGGCAACGCTCACAGGACACCAGGTAGGAACAGTCGAAAAGGCATTAGATGTATTCAAGAGGCTGGGATTGATAGAGGTGCTGGATAACGGAGCAATCTACATGATGGATATTCAGAACTTCATAGGCCAGTCGTCAAGCGAAGCTGACAGGCAGAGAGAATATTACAATCGCATGAAAGCTGAGAAGGATGCACTGGCTGATCCTGGAACACCAAAGGCATTGCCGGAAGCGCCGGTTGAAACACCGGCACCTGCAGAACCGAAGTCCAATAAGGCAATCAAAGGTTACACATCAGACTTTGAGGAATTTTGGCTGATTTATCCGAGAAAGGCAGACAAGGCACAGGCATACAAGAAGTACAAGGCAAGACTGGAAGATGGCTTTTCACATGAGCAATTATGCGAAGCCGCAAGGAATTATGCGGCACAGTGCAAACAAGACAGAACGGAAGATAAGTACATAAAGCACGGCAAGACATTCTTAGGAGAGTCAACGCCGTTCCTGGACTATCTGCCAAAGGACAAGCCGGTTCAGAGCGAAGCTGAGTACGACGACAATGAGAATCCGTTTGGAAGGAGTGAGTGATGATGAATTTGGATTTGCAGAAAGTTTTACCAGCAGAAGCATTCGAGACGGAGCAGAACGAGGGCGACTACATCGGCAAAGACGGACTGCTTTACTGCGGAGTCTGCAGAACCAAAAAGCAGACCAGGCTGCCTGCATCGGATTTTACCGGCGGCAAGGAGATGATCGTTCCATGTATCTGCAAGTGCAAGGTTGAGGAGAACAAGCGTAAGGAAGAGGAAGAAAAGAAGAGACAGGAAATGCAGCGCTTGGAAAGGCTGAAAGCCAGCAGTCTTATGGATGCCAAGCTGAAAACGGCAAGGCTGGATGGGTACCAGGTAGACGGAGACAATCAGAAAATCTACAACCTAGCAGGCAATTATGTGAAAAGATTTGATGAAATGTACGAGAAACGCCAAGGGTTGCTGCTTTGGGGAACGGTCGGAACCGGGAAGAGTTATACAGCCGCCTGCATTGCGAATGAGTTACTGGATCAGATGATCCCGGTGGTTATGACATCATTCGTGAAGATACTGCAGAACATCCAGGGCAACTCTGACGAGGAAGAGAGAATAATGGCGGGACTGAATGCGGCAAAGCTGTTGATTATCGACGACCTGGGAGCAGAGAGAAGTACCGATTATGCGTTAGAGAAGGTGTACAACATCATCGACAGCAGGTATTTATCCGGAAAGCCGCTGATCCTCACTACGAATATGACATTGAAGGATATGCAGGAGTCAGAGGACATCCGATACAGACGTATCTACGACAGAATATTTGAGATGTGCTTTCCGGTAAGGTTTGCAGGCAGAAGTTGGAGAGAAAAGGCGGCGTCGAAGAGATTCGATGCCATGAAGAATTTAATGGAGGAATGACAGCATGGGATTGATTAAGGTGGCAGAAATCAGCATTGACAAGCTGGAAGATCGCAAGACGGTTACGGCAATCCTGCACGAGAACGGTTATACCGTCGGTCCAGGAAAGAGAAAAAAGACAGAGACCGGAAAGCAGTTAGATTACTACTTGAAAGTGTATGTGGAGGAAGGCACAGACAAGGCAGAACTCTACAAGGCAACAAGCGGAAAAACGAAGGTGACAGACAAGATGTCGGCCGAGATTGGCGACAAGGCATAGGAGGCAGAAAGTGGATGAAGATATGAAGCAGATTCGTTTCACAATACCAGGACAGCCATTCGGGAAACAGAGACCGAAGTTTTCAAGAGCAGGGGCGCATGTCAAGACGTACACCCCGAAAGAGACCACCAGTTATGAAAACATGGTGAAGCTGTTTTATAACGAAGCAGCCAAAGGAAAGATGTTTCCGAAAGGGGCAATGTTGGATGTTAGGATAATTGCATATTACGAAATTCCGAAGTCCGCAAGCAAGAAGAAGCGCAGGGAAATGTTGGAATACAGGATCAGACCAACCAAGAAGCCGGACTGGGATAACATCGGCAAGATTGTTTGCGACAGTCTAAACCTGGTAGCGTACCACGACGATTCGGCAGTTGTGGACGCACAGGTAAGGAAGTTTTACTCAGAAAAGCCGAGGGTTGATGTGATGATAAAGGTCGTAGGACCGGATCAAATTTAGGAGGTAGACAATGGCAGGAAGAAAGAAAACTGAAACAGTGGAAGCAGAAGTTGTTGAGACAGCGGTAGTGCCGGCAGGAAAAATGGAGTTCAGACTGATTAACCCGACAGAGGATGGTTTTCTCAGACGCATTCAGTGGAACAAGGAAGAGTTGGAGGCTGCAGTAAGAGCCAAGATCGCCGGTTACGAGAATGTGGTTTACACCGAGGAAAACATTAAGGCAGCGAAGAATGACAGGGCAGAGCTGAACAAGCTCATTAAGGCTATCGAGGAGAGAAGAAAGCGGGTAAAGAACATCATCAATGAGCCTTATGCAGTGTTCGAGGCAGAGCTAAAGGAAATCACGGCACTTATCAATGAGCCGGTTGCACTGATCGACCAGCAGGTAAAGGCGTTCGAGGAGAAACAGAAGGAAGAAAAGAAAGCGGCTATCAAGGCTACCTACGATGAAAATATCGGAGATTTGGTCGAGGTATTGCCGTTTGAAAAGATTTTCGACAGTCGCTACCTTAATCAGACATATAAGCTGGCAACCGCACAGAAGGAAATTGTGGACAAGATCGACACGGTTAAGACAGATTTGGAGACTATCGACAGCCTGGATAGTAAGTATAAGTTGAATGCGAAGGATGTGTATATCAAGACCCTGGACCTCAGCAAGGCACTGGCAGAGAACAAGAGGCTGGCAGACTTGGAAGAAAAACTGGAAGCAGACAAGCGCCGTAAGGCCGAGGAAGAAGCTGAGAGAAAACGCCAGGAAGAAATCCGCAAGCAGAAAGAAGCTGAGGAGCAGGCAAAGCGTGAGGCAGAAGAAGCGGAGCGTAAAGCGGCAGAAGCTAAGAAAGCACAGGAAGCCGCCGCAGAAGTCGAACAGACAGAACCTCAGTCCGAAACGGGTAAGGTGATTGAGTCTATTGAAAAATCGGCATTCGCCCAGGCAGTAGCCGGAGAAACGCAGGCGGCACCAGCAGCGCAGGTGGTTGATCCGTTTGCACCAAAAGAAGAACCTGAGCAGGAAAAGAAGTACAGAGTACGTTTCTTTGCAGACGGAACTAAGGAGCAGCTGGGGAAACTGATTGCTTTTATGAATGAGAACAATATCAAATACGGCAAGATTGCAAAGGAGAGTAAGTGATGAATGATTTTGACAAGAAATTGGATTTCGACAGCAATACCTTCGAGAATATGAAGCACGATATGAATTTTGTTCTGCAGAGACTTCTTGGAAACATGATTGAGAAGCAGTCCAACGAAGGAAGTATGACAATTAAGATTGACGTTACCATGGTGAAGGAATTTATCCCGAACTACGACCCGAATATCAAGGGAGAGTCCAGGGAGATTAGCAAGCCGCAGTTCAAGCACAAAGTCACATCTGCAGTAAAGATTACCGACGAGAAAGGCGGAAATCTCAATAACGAGATGGAGATGGTTATGGATGAAGAGACTGGTTGTTATGTATTACAGCCGATTGCGAACACCCAGCAGAGAACGATTTTTGATTCAGACTTCATGCAAGGTCAGAAGCAGGAAGGTGAAGGAAACGAGGATATTATCGACGGTACATACATCGATGCAGATGTGAGACCGGCGTTACCTGGACCGGCAGACGAAGAGAAGCCTGCGGAGACAGAGGAAACAGACACCCAGCCTGCAGGAGAAGAAACACAGGCGGAAGAGAACGGCGAAGAGCCGGGAGATACACCGGACGAGGAACCTAACGAGGAAGAGCCGGAGGATATTACCGACGACATCCTGGGTGATGCAGACACAGAAGGTTACGATTACGAAGATCCGGAGGAATAGATATGGGACTGATGAAACCAAGAGTGAGCAGTTATGTAGACAGAGGCAATGAGTTGATTGCAAAGGGCAAGACCAAGCAGGCAATGAACCTGGTAAGCCACGGCCTGCAGTATTACTCAGAGAGGGTTATAGACAGCATATCTCCATACGCCAAGAATGATGCAGGACTGATAGTTTTAGTCCTGCGCCACCTGGCGGATGAAGTCGAGAAGAACAACCCGGGAGCAAAGGAACTGGCGGCCGGGATGGAGAAGTGCGTAGGCAAACCTTCCCTGCAGGAGATTGAGAGAATCAAGAAACCGAACAGAAAGTAAGGAGGCAGAATGAATACACCAAAGAGCGATATGGAGCAGATGAATTTTACGAGAGAATGGGTAAGAGCGCACGCTGCAAAGAAGATGGCAAAGTATGAGAAAAAATTGAGAAGAGCCGCAAAGGATTTCTTTGGGCATCCGGTAGCAATCGCATATTTGAAGCCTGGCGTGATGCTTGAGATCAAAGATACCGGAGAAAAGGCAAAGATTGTAGCGGACGAAGAGAAAGGATAAGCGATATGGCAAGAGGTTTCTTATACGTGTATGAGCGGATATACAAAGGAGAGACTGAGATGCAGACTGAGTTCCGGAAGATACCGGTCAACGGTAAGCGAACCTCAGTTGCAGATCAGAAGAGAGTCCGGAAGATTATCTCAGATAACGCACATAGAATAGCGCAGGAATGCTCGGTGCTGGTGAGCTATCCAAAAATGAGAATTGAGGGTACTGCAGTCAACCTAGGAGACGTGCATATAATGCTCCCGGACTGCAGAATCATCAGCATTGAGGAATTGAAGAAAATCGAGGGGGGGGTGAAATAGGTGCGAAGGCGCAAAGAGACCGAAGAGGAAGCGGTAAAGAGGCGGCAACAAATGTATGGATGCAATGGAAAGTGCTGTGATAGAGTAATTGATCCGGAAACAGGCGAAGGGCAGTATTTCATATGTGGTGGCATAGATACCTGCGACGAAACAAGGGTAGGCGAGTTTATAGGAACGGTAGGAGCAGTATTGTTTATCGTCCTGGCACCGATCATGCTTATAGCAGGAGTTGCAGCCTTGATATGGTTGAGCATATAGGAGGGAAGAAGATGATTTCAGAAATGGTCGAAACCAGGGACAGAATACAAAACGAATTTTATGAGGAATTTGAAAATATGTCTCAAAAGTTCATAGGAAAACCGATTGACGCAAGCGTGCTTTATACACTTGAAAGATATATGGAGGCCGTGGCTCAAAGAATATCCGCTGAGAATGGAGTACACATTATTTCGGGCAAGGTCAGAGCTAACATATCCGGAACGGTGATGGTAGAAGAGCCTGAAATAGAGATGGCAGATGGAAGCACACGAAAACTGTCAGAATGGTTCGACGGACTGTAGGAGGCGGATGATGAATTGCAAAAATTGTACAAAACATAAAGGCGGCTGCGGGCATCACTTCATAGACGGCGATGAACATATACATTATGACATCCCGGCAGAAAGCTCCTGTGACAGATATGGAGATTGCTTGTTCTACACCGAAAGAAGGAGTAGGTTTCAAATACAGATAGACTTGCTGAATGAAAAAGACATAGAGCTGGCAGATTTGAACGTCGGCGTATTGAGAGAAGCACTGGAATGTGCATAAAAAAACGAAAGAAAGGAGTGATAAAATCCCATGAGGTCCCATGATCCGTTCGGGACTTGCAGGAACTGCGGGTGTCAGATTATGTGGGTTAAGACAAAGGCTGGAAAGAATATGCCAGTAGACCCGACGATGATCAGCTACCGCAGGCCAGGAGCAGGAGTAAAGGCAAAGGAGAAGATAGTAACGCCGGAAGGCGAGGTTGTATGTGCCGATAAGGTATCATCCGATAGCGCAGAAGGCTTTGGCTACATATCGCACTTTGCCACCTGCAAGGCAAGAAACCGTTGAGAAAAAGAAAAGCCGCCCCTTTGACAGGAACGACTCGTGACTGAGAATATTATACTCGCAAATGCGAGAAAAGTCAAGGAGGCGACATTATGGCAACGGAGAATAAGGAGAAGGCAAAGGGCGAAGCAATCTTCCCCCTAACGCAGGAACAGATCAACCAAATAGCTGCTATCGGTGCCAAGGAAGGTGTAAGGGCATACAAGGAAGAGCAGAAGAAGGAAGAGCGTAGGAGAAAGAAGGAAGATAGCAAAGTCAGAAAGACAAAGAAACTGCTCAGCTCGTACAGAAGAATCAAGGCGACATTATCGGATGGAGAGCAGTTCACTCCGGAGGAGCAGGCAGAACTGAGATGGAAGTTCGTTGAGGACCTTATGGGAAACACAAGAGAGATAGCAGGAAAGTCAGAGAGGACAATAAAAGATACGGAGCGCAAGCGTGAAGAGGATTTATACTGCGTGTTCCGGATAGAAAAAGCGACCGAAATGTACCGTGAGGAGTGTGAAAAGAGCGGAAGCGAAGAGGCGAAGCGTCGTTATAGGGAGTTAAGCATGATGTACCTGGACGAAAAAGCTTACACGGTGCAGGAGATTTCGGAAGTAGAAAACATAAGCGATAAGACCGTCTACAAGGACATAGGAATAGCTTGTGACATTGTGGCTATTTACTTACTGGGTGCGGATTTCTAAATGGTCATGCGCCTGTAAATTAACTAGGTAGAAAATGAGTAGGTTGCAATTAGAGTTACCAAGTGGTAATATGCTAATTAGCCGGTAACCCAAATGTCACTCCTAAAAAGAGCCAGTTGTATTCCTTCTAAACGGCTAACTGGCAGGGCGAAATCCCTGCCAGTTAGCCTAAGAGGGAATATGAACAATTAGTTAAATAAAGCTATTTTAGTGTACTTAGGCAGGTCTGTATAGTATAATTAAACTATAAACAACCAGCATAAAAGGAGTGATTGAAATGGCAATTTGGACTAGTAGATATAGTAATAAAGAGTTACAGAACGGTAAGTACTACTCGGTAGGAATAAGTCTTGGGAGACCGAAGTTTAATATAAACTACCGAATACAGGAACAATGTTATGACCTCGCACCGGCAAGATGGATGTGGGGAAAAGAACTCGAAGATTTTAAACGAATGTACTTCTCAAAGCTAGATGCGATGGGAGTAGACAAAGTACAGGCTATTTTGCAGAAACTTCATAACGATGCAAAAGCAAACGGCCAAGATTTAGTTCTGCTTTGTTTTGAAGATGTAAGAGACCCGAAGGATTGGTGCCACAGAACAATGTTGGCAGAATGGGTAAAAAAAAGAATTGGATGGGATATTAAAGAGTTACCAAATCCGCAACCTCCGAAAATCAAGAGGAAGAAAACTGAGTCAGAAAACGAAAATAACGAATACCAGCAATTAAGTTTGTTTGATATATGTAATGCGTGAGTAGTTTAATTTTAAAACATTTGCAAACCTTGCAAGCGATGGTGGTGAAAATCCATTCTCACGCTCCAACAGCAATGCACCAGTAAGTAAAAACCTACTGGTGCTTTTTTTGCGCATAGACACAAGGCGAAATAAGCCTAGTTTTTATGAATATATATATTCCTATTGCTACAGCAATAAAAAGCCTAATAAGGCGAAAATACGAGTTCACATGAACTGAAAGGAAGAATGAAAATATGTTTAGAGGCACATTACCAGCGGACGCACAAAACATAGTTATTGAGATAGTTAAATCGTGGAACGTAGATACTATACACGTGGGCTGTTCCGGAAATATGACTATAGAGAGAGGAGTTTATAATGCAGGCATAAAAAACATCCATGCAAACGATGTAACCATTTATTCGTGCGCGCTAGGAAATTATTTTGCCGGCAATAAGCTAGAATTAAAGCCAAAAGAAAATATACCGGAAGAATACAAATTCATGTTAAAGAGATTTGAAAGTGATTCGGAAAAATTAGCTACTGTGCTGCTTATGAGCAAATTTCAGATAAATATGTACAAGGAAGTAGAGTATTACAAGAAACAGTTAGAAGAAGCGGAGAAACAGTGGGATGATATGATAGATAAAACGATAGCCAAGTTAGAAAAAACAGAATTTCGACTGGAATCATTCTACGCAGGCGATGTAAAAGAATTTGTAGATTTTGTAGATGATAACTCCGGATTTGTTTCGTTTCCACCGTTTTTCTCGGGAGATTATGAGAAGATGTATGCAAACATAGAATCTATCATAGACTGGCAACCACCGCAGTATGAATTACTCGGAGAAGATGGAGTATGGGAAATATTCAAGAAAGCCATGGGAAAGAAAAATTGGCTATTTGGAACGATGTACCCAGAAGAATCACTAGAAGAGCACTTGGTAGGTGTATGCAAAACAACCAACAGAGGAGTGCCGATATATTTGTATGCTAGCTCAGGACCAAAACGCTTAGTTATGCCTAATCAAAAGATCGAAAGCGTAAGAATACCACGATTATACGCAGGGATGGAAATTGGACAAAAAATATCCATCAAGCGTTTGTCTATGGGGCAGTTTTCCACACTCAGAAGTGAATACATGAATGCAAATATAGTTCCAGGTTCGCCGAGTACAATGTGGGGAGTGGTTGTAGATGGTATGTTGATTGGATGCTTTGCATATATGCTCGGAGACAAGAACATGAATATTGAAACACCATATATGTACTTGTTAAGCGATTTCCCAGTATCAAAGACAGATTATCCAAGACTGTCAAAGCTGATAGTCTACTGTGCTTTATGTAAAGAAATGAAAGAGTTCTGTGAGCAACAGTTCGGTACACGAATGCGGTCTATTGTTACAACAGCATTCACGAAACGACCGGTAAGTATGAAATACAGAGGAATCCTAAAACTCTACAACAGAAGAAAGCTAGAAGCCGAAGGAGCAGACGGAAATCCGGATAGAAAAGAAGAAAAATATCAGCTTAACTACGTCGCGCCGTTTGGAGAATGGACATTACAGGAAGGGTTTGATATGTGGAAAAGTAAACATGGAAAACGAATTATAGGAGGAATAGCAAATGAGGACAAAGACAGTTAAAGGAAATCCTAAGGATCTTGTACAACTAAAAGAAAATGCAAGGTATATGAAACATGAAGAGTTCCAAAGATTGGTTCAAAACATACGAGAGGACGGATGCCTTACATCGCACCCGTTGATATATCCGGAAGAGAATGGAGACCTTATAATCCTGTCCGGAAATCATAGAGTAGCGGCTGCAATTGAAGCAGGATTGGATGAAATCGAATGGATTCAAATTGAAGATAAGCTACCAAATGCAAAAAAAATAGCTATACAATTATCACACAATTCACTTGTAGGACACGATGACTTAGATATCTTAAAAAGTCTATATGAACAGATAGACGATATGAATTTGAAGATGTATAGTGGCTTGGATGATAAAACATTAGAATTGATGGATAAGGCGTCGCCGGATTCCATAGGAGAGGCATCTTTACAAACAAAGATAGTTTCTCTTATTTTTTTGCCAAGTGATTTAGATAAGGCTAAGGAGGAACTTGAAAAAGCTATTAGTCTCACAGCCGCAGACGAGAGATGGTTAGCATACGGAAAGGACTTCGACGTCTATATGGACAACATCGAGGCAACGCAAGCATCATACGGCATTAAGAACACTGCTACAGCCTTCAGTTTGATAATGAATATGTTCGGAAGAAATGTTACTCAGTTACGAGAAGGATATATTGATGGACCAGCAAAAGAAGATAATTCAAAGTGGGTTCCAATATCTACAATACTTGGAAACTCAAAGATTCCTCAAGGAGCTGCAAAGGTATTGAACAAAGCAGTTGAGAAAATGAGAAACGATGGAACTGTTACAAGTGAAAACTTATGGCAAGCATTAGAGTATATGGCTGCAGACTACTTATCAGGAAAGTAGGTGACATAATTGGCGGCACAGTTAAAGTACAATCCCAACTATCACGATGACTGGGCCTGGTCACTGGCAATCAAAGGAGCAACCGATAAAGAGATAGCAGAAGCGTTTAAAATTTCGGTTAGAACACTCAATAGATGGAAGAAAGACCACCCTTCGTTTGAAGAATCGTTGAATTGTGGCAAAAGTGCCGCAGATGCCAAAGTAGAAAGGATGTTATATGAAAGAGCGACTGGCTACACTTGCGAAGAGACAGAGGTTATCCAAGAACTAGACAAAGATGGCAATCCGAAACCTACTAAGATAAGAAAAACGAAGAAGGTATATCCTCCGGATGTTTTGGCTGGCATGTACTGGTTGAACAATAGACAGCCAGGGAAATATAAACGAAATCCGGAGAACTTCATCACTAGCAACGATGATGATGAAGATGATATCGTTATCTACTTGCCAGAGAATGGACGTGATAGTAATGAAACATGAAAAGATTATCATTAAGCCACAAAAAGGACCTCAAGAAAATTTCCTTGCAACCTCTGCAGATATTTGCATTTATGGAGGCGCTGCAGGAGGAGGAAAAACTTTCGGACTGCTACTAGAGCCGCTTCGGTATATGAACAATCCGGACTACAATGCAACTATCTTCCGACGCGACTACACGCAGGTAACATCCCCAGGAGGCTTATGGGACAGTTCACGAAAGATTTACCGCTACGTGAAAGGTTCCCAGCCGTTAAAGACACCAAAACTACACTGGACTTTCAAAAGAGGCGCATCGGTCAATTTCGCCCATCTAGGACGTGATGAAGATTGCGACGATTGGCAGGGTTCACAGCTCACGATGATAGGATTTGACGAGCTGACGCACTTTAGCGAGTACCAGTTTTTCTATATGCTGTCTCGAAACCGTACAGATTCCGGTGTAAAGCCGTATGTACGAGCTACCTGCAACCCGGACGCAGACTCTTGGGTTGCTGAGTTCATTTCCTGGTGGATAAATCAAGAGACCGGCTATCCGATACTGGAACGGTCGGGAGTAATCCGTTGGATGGTACGACTCAACGAGGTTGTTACCTGGTTCGACAGCAGAGAAGAGGCAGTGCAGGGAGCCATCGAGAACGGCGTCAAGCTGGAACAGGCTGAGACGATGCCTAAGAGCGTGACGTTCATTGCGAGTACGCTGCATGATAACAAAATTCTGATGAAGAATGACCCAGGGTATTTAGCCAACCTGCAGGCAATGGCTCTTGTACAGAGAGAGCGACTACTGCATGGCAACTGGAAGATTAAAGCCGCTGCAGGCTTGATGTTCAAGCGAGTAAAGGTAAATATGCTGGAAGAAATACCGTCCGATGTTATCAAGTGGGCGAGAGGCTGGGACCTTGCGGCAACATCTGAGGATGAAAAGGGAGACCCGGCATACACAGCAAGCGTGCTGATCGGAAAGAGAAGAAACGGACGGTACATTGTGGCCGACGTTATCAATCGCCGGTTGAGTTCGTCCGATGTGCGAGAAATCATAAAGCAGACCTGCATAGCTGACAGGGCGAAATACGGAAGGGTAGCAACCAGGCTTCCGCAGGACCCAGGCCAAGCAGGTAAAGACCAGGCACAGAGTTTTATGAAACTCTTGGCTGGTTTCAATGTTAAGTGCATTCAAGAGTCCGGAGACAAGGTGACGAGAGCAGAACCGTTTTCGGCACAGTGGTTAGGACTTGAGGGTATGGATAAAGGCAATGTCGATGTGCTGATTGCACCGTGGAATGAAGAGTATTTCAACGAGTGCGAGAACTTCCCACAGTCCAAATTCAAGGATATGGTGGACGCAAGTTCATCGGCATTTACGGAGTTAGAGAGTGGTGCTACATACTCAGCACCGCCTAAGGATAGCCAGTTAGGCAAGGGTAGTTATTGGAATAAGTGAGGTGAGAACAGATGGCTAACAAAGAAATCGGTCGCATAGGTCAGCGACGCTACGGAGGAACAATCTATGAAGAGTTCCTTCATGAACTGAGAGGCACACGAGGAATAGAGGTCTACCGTGAAATGTCAGAGAATGACGATGTGGTAGGTGCGATCCTCTTTGCTATTGAGATGCTGGTAAGACAGTGCGACTGGAACATAGAGCCGGGAGGCGACACCGCAAAGGACAAAGAGGCTGCAGAGTTCGTAGAAAGTTGTATGCACGATATGCAGGACACCTGGACGGACACAATTTCGGAAATCTTATCTTTCCTCACTTACGGTTGGAGCTTCCACGAGATCGTGTATAAGCGCCGTATGGGAAATACGAAGAACCCAACAACGAAGAGTAAGTACACAGACGGTTTGATTGGATGGAAGAAATTGCCTATCAGAGCGCAGGAAACACTCTACCGGTGGGAATATGACAACGAGGACAATCTGCTGGGAATGACTCAGATGCCGCCGCCGGACTTCGGAACGTACACGATACCAATGAGTAAGGCATTGCTGTTCCGTACAAAGAGCAGGAAGAACAACCCGGAAGGGAGAAGCATTCTGAGAAATGCCTACCGATCCTGGTATTTCAAGAGACGAATCCAGGAGATTGAGGGCATCGGCATTGAGAGAGACCTTGCAGGACTCCCGGTAATGCACGCTCCGGAAGGTTTGGATATTTGGGATGATGCAATCGACGAGAATAAGCGTACACGCATCGCCCTGGAAAATATGGTAAAGAGCATTCGCCGAGACGAGATGGAAGGCGTGGTACTTCCAGCGGGTTATGAGTTGGAGCTGTTAAGTTCCGGTGGCACCCGACAGTTTGACACGAATGCGATCATCAACCGCTATGATACCCGAATTGCAATGACGGTATTAGCGGATTTTATTTTCTTAGGTCATTCAGAGACTGGTTCCTGGGCGTTGAGTTCCGACAAGACGGAGTTGTTTGCTATGGCAATCGGTGCGTTCTTAGATATTATTTGCGAAACATTCAATAGCCAGGGAATTCCAGCTTTGATTGATATTAATGGAGAGCATTTCAAGGGCATAACAGACTACCCCAAAATGACACACGGAGATATTGAAGATGCCGACATTACAAAGGTATCTACATTTGTAAAGGATATGACTGGAATTGGAATCCTGGTACCGGATGATGGACTGGAAGACTACATTCGCCAGGTCGGACACCTTCCGGAGAGAACAACAGACGACAGGACAGTAGACCAGCGGCGTAAGCAACAGGCAGAACAGAACCAGCCACCGGAACCCGAGACAGCCGCAGGAAGCGATGGAAAC